CGGCCGTCCCACCATGATCTGAATCGTCCCTCGTTTGTGGCTTCGAACGGTTTCACGGGTCCAGCGAAGGCAGATCATGTCCGCCAGTTCCGACCATGGGTGGAAATCCTGGGTGGATTAGGTGGCCTACTACGTAGGCCAACACCTAAATCCACCCATTCGGATTGGGTGGATTTGATAGGTGGATTCCACCTAATCCACCTATGTGAATTGCGGTTCAAACCAACCTCCATTCGTCATGGGAATCGTTCTCTGACCTGATCTTTTCTACCAGGCCTTTCCGAACGAGACTTTCGAGTGAGGTGTAAATAGTCCCCTTCGCGGTCTCCGCGATGAGTGCCAAACGGGTTGCCCCGAGCGGCCCACCCCATTTTTTAAGAGCCGCAACAATCCGTTTCTCGACCGCTCCAAGCTTCTGCTCAGTCGGTTCGGGCTGCCCCTCTGGGCCAGATTGCGGTGTGTCGTCAAGGTTGAGAATGAGCGTGGATTGTTCGGTGCCGTTCTGGTCGAAGTGAACTTTTGCTGACGTGAGATGGATGGTTTTGAACTCGTCGAAATCTTTCTGCTTACCTTTTGGAGCTTCGTTGATCAGTTCTATGCCATTCGTTTTTCTGCGGACGTAAATAACAGTGTCGGCCGCATTGCGCAAGCCTTCGTTGCCCAATTCGTTCTTGTCGGTGTCCTTGCCGCCATGATGAACGATCATCAGGTGCGCGCCTGACGTTTGGCGAATGCGCTCACATCCATCAACAAACATGTTCATGTCTGCCGGCTGGTTCGGGTTCCCTGATCCGAATGTACGGCTCAGTGTGTCGATAACTATCATTTTTATTGGACGCTTTTCATAGTCTAGCGCGTCCAACAACGCCGCCACGTCGTCTTCCTTTGTGAAGGTCATGGCGTGAGGGATGATTTGGAAATCAGGCGTCGGCAAGTCTCGCCCCCGCGTGGCAATCCATCCCAATGCACGGGAAGCAAGGCCGCGCGCGCCTTCTGCCGCCATATAGACGACCCTGCCTTGCTGAACCTTACGTCCATGCCATGGGTAGCCGGTAGCGACGCAAAGGCCCTTATCAAGAGCGGCAAAGCTTTTGAGTGAACCCGAACGGCCCCAGATTTGCGACAGACCGTTCACCGTCAAGATGCCCTCAATCATCCATTCCGGCGGGGGAAGCGTTGCCAGCTCCCGGATAGAGAGAATCTTCACGCGGGGCTTTGCCGCGGTTCCAACTGGCTGAGCCGCGGCAATAATCGCGGCCGCATCTCCGCCTTCTACCACGCAGTCCGCCGCGTCCCAGGTGGTCGTAGCGCTTTCCGGCGGCGTCACCCCAAGCACAGTGCAGCCGAGCGCCAGAAGCCGCTCCGAGACGTTCTTGGCATACTGCATGCCCGGCGCATCGTTATCCGGCCAGATAATTACCTTCTTGCCAGCAAGCGGCGACCAGTCAGTTTTATCAATCGGAGCGTTCGCGCCCTGCATGGCGGACGTGGCGCTGATGCCAATGGATATTAGTTTGTCTGCACACCCCTCGCCCTCGCAAAGTACGACTGTCTGGCTGAGCGCGATATCCGGCAACCGATAGAGTGGCCGCAAGTCGGGGGCGCCACCAACCCACTTTGTCACACCTTCGATGGTCTTGAAGCAGTATGGACGGAACGTCTTGGATGCCCGTGTACCGTCCGGTTCATACCGGACTACGGATGCAATGACGTTTCCGCGCACATCGTAATAGGTGTAGGTGGCGACCGGTGCGCCAAGTTCAAGCATATCGGCGCGGGGTTTGGTGCCAAGCTCAGCATTCTTCTTCTCGATATATTCCGCAGGGGACGGCGCCCATGTCGAGCGCTCGATTTCGACGGGATCGCCAAAGTAGTCCTTGGCGATTTCCTTGAGCGACAGAACGAAGTTCGACGTGTCGCGATAGCCGCGGAATGCGCGGTACAGACTTATAAGGTCGCCACCTTCATCCGTGGCATGGTCTTTCCACAAGCCGGCGTCATGGCCTGTAAGCTGGATTGAAAGAGATGCGCCCGGTGTCCCGTAAACGTCCCCAACGCGGGCTTCTGATTTGCCGATAAAGGCGCGCCCTGAAAACATCCACTCTATAAACGCGCGCGGGTCAGCATGCAGACGCGACCGAATGTCATCTGCGTTGACTTCATGCCGGCCATCAGGTGCCCCCTGACGCTTGGCGGTATTGAAATCGAGTACCTGCCCCGTCAACTCTTCGATCCTTTCTCCTGCGCTACGCGATACAAGTGCCTGTGTTAATCCTGAGCCCAGCAACGTTCCTTGTGGCTGCACATGCGACATCTCCAGTCGGTCGGCTTATCGGTGATGCGTCCAAGTAGTTCGCCCGCCTGTGTGGCGCGAATGACCGTAACGGCCCGGTCTGACCATGACTGCGCGGCTTCCGCGTTGAACGGCACGGGGATATGAAGAATTTCGCAGTTGTCGGAATTGACGGCGGTGAACAGCGCCGGGTTTTCATCGAGGCCGAGATAGGCCATGTAGATTTGGACCTGAGCGTAGTATTGCGGATAGGCTTTCTCGATGCCGTCCTTTTCGAGTTTGCGCCAACCGGAGGCACCGATAGCCTTGTGTTCAAACAGGCAAGGATAACTCAGACCTGCGATTGCCGGCCCATCGAGGATGATCCCGTCGCAATGTCCCTTGAACAGGCCGTCAGCGGCAGTAAACCCGGTTGCTGGTGTGCCACGCTCCATGCGGAATCCAGCGCCGGCCATCGCCTTGACGGTGATCTCCTCGAACATATGACCGCGCGAGAAAATGCGCTTGGTGCGCGCTGGGTGCGTCGAGTCGCATTGCCAGTCCAGTTGAATTTTTCTTAGGCACTCAGACCCTATCGATGAAGCGCCCAAGTATGTACGTCGTGCTTCTCGTTGCTCCGTTAGCGCAGCGGCATCGAGACACGTATTAATGGCTGAATTTATGTCGGCCGATGCTAAGTTTGATCGGTTGAAATCAAGCATAGGCATACACCTCAACAATCCGCGAGCGCGCCGCCTCATATGCAAGATGCGCTTCGACTTCCGTTCTGAATGTCCCTAGTGATTTTGTTTGCTGGTCTATGGTTATGCGAGCCATCCATCCGGTTTTGCGTTTATGAACGCCACGGTATTGCGAAGTCTGCCCGTCGCGCTGATACGCTCCAGCGTTAAACTTGTTCTGAGAGTTCGTCAGATAACGGAGATTCCTTCGAGTATTATTCAAGCTGTTGCCGTCGATATGATCGACAACCAAGCTGGGGCTTTTTGGCAAGATGTGATGATGCAGGAATCCATAGGTCAAAGATCGAGCATAAATCCTACTCGTGCCATGAGCGTACCAACGCAATGCGTTTAGTCGCTCAAAGTCCTCTTCATCTACAATCGCCGCAAACCCGCGTGTAAGTTCGATTTTCATCGTTCACCTAAAATGGTATGTCGTCCGACAGCTCGTCGCGTGACATCAGCGGCCCGCCACTCATGGCCGACGCTTCACGCTCCATCATGGGCTGCGAAATGCGCTTCACGATTTTATCGGTTGCGCCTTCATCCCGTGCAGCAAGCGCGCCATCCGCCAGCTTGTAGATTTGCCATGCGAAGCTGATGATCTGGTCCTTCGACCATTCACCGACAGGCCTCCCCCAGTCGATATTTGAAACGCTGCCGAGAGAAGGCAGGATTGTGCCGAGCGCGCCAGCTTCCCATGGCTGTGGATCGCGACCTGTCATTGTCCGGATCGCTGTATCGTATCCGAGGCTTTCCGCGACGGCCTGCTCTGCCTTTGTCTTGATCCAGGCGAAGATTGCAGCCGACACGATCCATCCCCATTCGATGTCCGAAAGGGAAGAGATCATGGAGCGGCCATTGATGCCGTCCGAACCGATAACGGCTCGGGCGGAATCAATGGCGGATTGGGTCGCTTTTGCGTCCCAATCGCGCTCATGCTCGCGGAAGGTTTTTGCCGCGGCAGGCATGCTCAGGCCCACGCCGGCTTATTCGACGCAGGGGAGGCCTGTTGAGCCGCTGCCTGTGATGCAGCGCCGATCTGCTGAAAACCCTGCTGCCGTGGGGGCTGTTCGATCTTAGCCCACTGCTTGCGCTCAGGCGTAATGACCTCGGACAAAACGTTCTTGTCCTTGTAACCGTCTTTGCCTTTCTCCACGCCGATCTTGGCGACAAATCGGAGGCCGTTCAGGTCACCCCACGAGGACAGGCGACGCGCATTCCGTGCAGTTTCGCTCTCATCATCGGGGCGAATGCCAAAAACAGACTCCAGAATTGCGCGGATCCGCGAAGCGGAGATATCCGCGGCCTTCTGGTGCCCTTCCGTCGTGCCCTCGACCGTAAACAAAGTCCAGAACTTGCGCTTGGCGTTCGGCCCCTCTGTGACCGTAAATTCACAGTCCAGCGCCATGCTGTCACCCGCCTTGGACCGCTTCAGCCATCCGCCCTCACCGGAATTACCAGGCCGGATCGTGAGATGAACGGGCGCGATCGTTCCATCCGGGATCAATTCGCCTGAACGCTGCTCGCTCGCCGTATTGAAATCGTAAGCCATGTGCTTTCTCCTTTAGGCTGCTTCGTTGGTGGTTTCGGGTTTCGTGATGGTGTGATTGATCGCGTGTCGCGCGCCCTTCCCGGTCAGTTTCGAGAGCAGCTTCCCAAGATGAGGCTCCTCGATCTGCTCAAGACGGCCGGCGCGATCCTTGGCCGGGTAATTCCACGGGTTCGGTTGAGTGCAGATCAGCGCGCGAACCGGCTTTCCATCGCCAAAGTCAACGAACTGCATGGTTGCAATTTGATCGACGATTCCCGGAAGCTCTTTGCCGGTCTTGCTACCCTCAACCTGCAACTCCCAGGACGTGGTGTTGAACTCGTCCTTGAGGTTTTCGAGGATGCCGACAAAGATCACATTCTTGTTGCGAGTGTGCTGCAGATGGGTCAACCACCCAATCATTTCGCGGCCCATCAGGCCGTATGTCCCGCGCACATCTTTCTTGCCGCGCTCGTTGAAGCTCTCAGGCTGTTGCTCACACCACTTGAAGCATAGGCGGCCCGCGACCGTGATGGAGTCCACGAAGTAGGTTTCGTACTTGGCGAGAACGTCTGTACCGCCCATCGATTCCGCAACTGCATTGAAATGATCTTGCGAATAAACGGCGGTCGCGGGCAGCGCCGGGTTCGGGCCGCCGAGATAGCAGGCCAGATCGCGGCACTCCTCCCAGGTACGAGGGCGGAACGAATCCACCTTTACGTCCTGAACGGCAAGGTCGCCTGCTTCGAGGTCGATAAAAAGCGTCGATGCATGATCCAGCGTCCGAAGCAGCGTGGTTTTGCCCACGCCCGCAGGCCCAACGATGAGTGCCTTGACACCTTTGTCTTGCGCCATCCGCTCATCGGCGGAAATGATTTTCAACTTACGTTCCACTGACTTTCTCCTGTTTGCTTGCTTCTAGAAGTCGAGCGTAGTCGGCCGCGCTATCCAGCGGCAGCACGACAAGCATTTGTTTGTGATCGGCTTTGATAATGAGAAGATCGTTTCCCGCGAGCCAATCATAGATTCGAGTGAAGCCGGACGCCCTCGCCTTTACCTCCGCGCGAAGATCGCGGCCCAAGAGCGGGATTGATATGTCGGCACCGAACCGCCCACCGGCAGCACCAGATAGCGGCACGCGCTCAGCGGCCAAGCCGAACCCATCCTGCAACTTGCGCACGATTTCACGCTCAACACGGTTTCCTTTGTCGCGGGAAAACTTGCCCATTAGGACCTGCCCTCCACCATCGGCCGCATGAACCGCGCGCCATCCGCGACAAGATTTGCGAGCTGCTGCGGCGACAGGATCGCGCGAGCCACCCCCTGCTCCGTGTGCAGGTCAAGAACAACGTGTCCCGGCGTCGGCTCGGTGAGGAACGCGAATTGTGCAGGCAGCGCGACAGGAGGATTCGTCATGCCTGCACCTGTTGCTTGATCTGATCCACGCGATTACGGAAAGCTTCGTTCGCGAAGAGTTCGACAGCCCTGTTGCGCGCGTGAAGTATCG